AGGCATTGTCAGCATGTTTCGCGATCCTTAGTTGTCGGCAAAGTTATCGTCATCCGCGTAGACGCGCGGGTCGTAGTTGACTGCCTCGACATCCGCCGAGTGATCACCAGGAGCGATCGACGTGATCAGAACCGGGTAACACCAGCGAGTCGATTCGCCGAACAGCAAGTGCGGAGGCTCGATATCCCATGAAAGGTCAGGCTCAAAGTCCAGCGAGGGAATGGCCAGACGGAAATCATCCACCCGAGACGCCGCCCATGGCCCGCTTAGGCTTCCGTCCGGCCTCCGCAGGGCAACCACATGAGAGGCGCCAGCCTTCCAGGTGAAATCCTCGGAACTGGTCAGAATTACCGGACCGACACCTGAAGTGAAATCTTCGAGAATGGCGGTCGTTCCGTAGCCAGGAATGTCATCGGCCACCGCGTCATAACTGAGGTATCCGCTGTTCAAGGCGTCAAGCTCAGTGCTAAAGCTGTAGCCTTTATTGCGGTAGACCTGGGCCCGCCGCATGCGCTTCCCGATTCGCCACGCCTTATCGCGGTTGGTGACCCCATTCAGCTCGACCGATTTAACACGCAATCCATGGTCACCAGGCAGCCTGCATTCGACCACCTCAGTCGCACGGGTCACCTCATCGATGTACTTGATATCAACGCCGTCGTAGTCATCAGGAGCCGGCAAAGTGAATTCGCGCTTGAGTGGTTCGGTCATGTTTTGCGGCGTGTACATGTGGCCGATCTGCGTGCGCATCTCGTCGCGAACCGGTGTCACCATGCCGCGCTCAAGCGTGAACTCGGCATAGCCAGCCAGTAGCGCGTCATTGATGCACTCCTTGACCGTGCTGTCGTCCTCAATCGCGTAGTCGAAGTGGTCGCCGCGAGCGCTCCAGATGGCGCCATAACGCGCCAGCTCGTCGATATCCATGTCGTCATCGGTGCCGCCTGCCGACTTCATGACGTAGTTAACCCACGGCACGATATCGCGTGTGGCCACTGGCTCGCTCCATTCACCATCCACCAGAACCGGCAGCTTTCTGGTGGCGATCACCGACACCTGGCTCTGCGATTGGGCCGACAGCTTGTCGCCGCCGCGCACATACAGAGCCATCACGGTGCAGTCGTCGTATTTGGTCGGTGCCTTGTCGATCCGCCCGCGCAGCCCGTACCACTGCACCCGGTTGAATTTGAAGCTCTCTGTCGATTCCTCGCCGATACGCCGCACCCGAACCTCGGGCCGCATATAGGTCGGAATGGTAATCCAGTCCGTGTATCCCTGCTGATCGGGGCTCATCGCCTCATAAGTAAAGGTGCGACTGGTCCAGGCGCCCGCGGTGGCGATGTCACGGTATTGCACTTCAACCTTCGCCCAGTGCGAGCGAATGTTGCCGTTCTTTTCGGTGTAGCGAACCAGGCCCTGCGGGAAGAAGAAGTCGAACTCAATGCGCCGGACCACCTCACCGGGCGGGCATGCCGCGAACGGGCCAGCCCAGTCGCCCTCAGTGGTCGATCCGTCAAGGACGATTGTTGCCGTGTTGGTTTCAATGTCGTCGAAGCCGAGCCAGTCGGCGTCCTCGGCGCCGGTATCATCCAAGCGAATCACGGTGATCGTCGACGGGCCATGCGCCTCGTTCTCAGGCGTACCCTCGTCATCCTCTACCGCATCACCGGATACCGAGGCGATTCTGTACCGCAGATCACGATAGCCAATGCACGACCACAGTATCCCGGTCTGCAGCCCCACAACCGGCACGCCGCCGTCGTAAGCTAGGGTTATCTTGGCAGGCACGGCGTCAGTAGCTGTGACCGTCTTCACTCCGGTGACGAACACCGGTGACGACCCGAACACGGTTGACGATGATCCGCCCAGGCTCAGTGCAACACCGCTGTACGGCGATGCCGCCTCGGCGATCCGCAAGAAGCTGCCGGATGCGCTGGCAACAAGTCCGGTACTGACCAGGGCAGCGTTTACCGCTGTGACCAGGCCGGCGAGGTTGGTTGTCGCCGTGTTCAGCGATACCGAATAGGTGCTCGCGCCACGACTGACCGTAAACGTCAGCGGCGTGACATCGAAGTCGTACCGCGTCGGGGCAGCGCTACCGGTGACCATCGAGGCGCTGCCGGTGACCGCGGGCACGGCCGGAACATAGGGGTCATAAGTCGCGACCACATAATCGCCGGAATTGGCACCGGTGATCTCGATCTTCATGCCCACGAATGGATTGAGCATCGGGACATGGTCGCCGCTGATGATGGTAGCCGAGCCGTCCGCAGGCGCTGTGAACAGGTAGGGATACAGAACCTCGATGCGCGCGATAAGGCCGGAGTCCCAGCCAACCGGGAACCACCCAGCCCCCACAGGGACGGATACCACAAACTCACTGAACTGCACGGTTGCCGCATTGAGCTGCTGCTCGATGTTAGTGGTGGTCGTCAGGGTCAGCCCTGCGCTGCCCGTGGAGGTCGAGCCGACCTCGTCCGAGTTGTGCCACCACAAATGCGCAGCCTCGGCCGAAACCGATTGGCCTGGGCCGTAGATGGCATAGCTGGCCGTGCTACCGAGCGAGGCAATCGGCGTTCCACCAATGCGAACCTGTCCTGGATGAATTTCGAACTCGCCCACGCCGATGCACAGCAGCATTTCCACCCACTGAACCTTGGGGTCGTCGCCGAAGTAGCGCCGCGTCGGGGTCAGGTAGTCAGGGAAAATCTCGTTCGTACCCGAGCACTCGCGGATCACGTCGCCCAGCTTGACCTGGTTGGCGGTGGTTTTCGCGAGGCCCAGGCCTTTCCCCGTGCCTACTCCCGACGCGCCCGGAGTGGCGAGCGGCTTCTGCGTCAGCATGATCGCGCCGACGGCCACGATCGCAGCGACGACGGCCCATGCTGCGATCTCAAGGCCCGTGCCTTTCGGTTCTGGATAAATCCGCACGGTGTCGGTCGGGCCGAACTCAACCTTGGCCCAGTGCGCCGGGTCAATAAACAGACCGTTGACTTCGATGCTGATTGGCGGCGACTCGCGCACCTGATAGCTCGGTACCTTGGACACCAACCAGCTTTCGAGGGTCATCACGCGATCGGTCTTGTGGCGCTCCAGCGGCTGGCCTTCAAGTTTGCTCGGGTACAGTTCGATCACGGTGATAACTCACTGTCAGGTATTGGTCTTGGAATTTGCGTAGCGGCTTGATGGTCGCGCCGGACGGCTTCATTTCCATTCCGTGAAGCCGGCCGTCGACCTCGATAATCACGGCCACATGAATGCAGATCTGTTCGCGCCACACGCAAGCGATCGCGCCGACTTCGGGCTCGCACCGCTCCATGGCGGCTGCACCCTCGTTCACTGCCTTGGTGAATTCCCTCGGCATGGTGTTGCGGACATAGCCCCAACTGGGTAGCAAGGGCAGGCCGTAGACCTCATGTCGCACCAGGCGAGCCAGGCCCCAGCAATCAAGCCGCACAGGGCCACGCCCGCCGTCCTCGTAGGAAGCGTTCAGGTATTTCTCGAACATTTAGGTGTACCGAAGGCAGGGCGCGAAGGCCAAGGTGTACTTGCGGCGAGGCCAGCCGAGATTGATCAGGTCGAAGTAGCCCGCATTGAGCTGGACGCTCGGCCCTTGCATGAACCCGCCGAGCACTTTCATGCGATAGGGCCGCTCGGCCGGCGCAGTCAGGTCGCTCGAGATAAAGATCCGAAAAACCAGACCGATACTCGCCCGAGCCTCAAGCGCCTGATCGATCATCTGCTGAGCCACGCCCGTCACGTTGTCGATGGCGAAGGTCAGCGTCTGATTGCCACTGTTGTCCCGCTTGGGAAGTGCCGCAGCAAACCCCGAGGCGGTGAACTTTGCATTCACACCGGCCTCAGTCTTGGCCGTGATGTCCTCGAAGCCCTGGCAGATGTAGATCGGCGCGGCCCACGGAATGCAGAACAGCTCAATCGTCGGGATGATCACGGCCTTGCCGCCAGAGGCGTACAGCGCTTCCAACGCACTCATCGGCCGACCCTCCTGCTGGCATAGGTTGACTCATAGGTCTTAGCGATCTTGCCCTGCCCCGTCCTGAATCCTGCCGAGACATGGTCGTCAACCGCAGCAATGATCACCTTGAGCTGATCACCATCCATGCGAGTACTCACCTTGTCGTTGCCGTAGTTCGCTATCTGGACATTTAACGGCCGCTCCTGCGCCGGAGCGCCATTACTGGTCGACGAAGATCTGCTGCCGCCGGACGCTGAGCGCCCCGCTGAAACGTTGCCATTGCGCAGCGCTTCAACCGTGGCCACACCGCCAAACTTGCGAATGTCGGATTGAGACCAAACGATCTCGCCCTTGTGGACAGTGCCCGCTGGATCGTTCACGCCGCCGGCGCCGGTATAGCCGCCACTGGAGAAGCCGATACCAGCCGCAGCCGAGGTCGCCACTGCGCCAGCCAGGGGACCAGCGATAGACAAGGCTGTTGCCATTGCGCCGGGCGCAAGTAAAGGGCCGACGATAGGGATTGCTGCGGTAGACGCAAACGCCGCCAAGCCTGCCTGTAGAGAGGTGGCCGTAGCGTTGGCCGCCATCTGGCCAGCAGCGCTAGTTTGAGTGGTTTTTCCAACCAGCATCTGGACGCCTTGGTACACCAGCCACTGCGCCGCCATTTCCGTCAGCGCGCCGACAACCGCTTGGAGCATTCCTGCGGCCAGGTTTCCGAACGCATCGCCGACAGACTCGGCCCCGGTGATCATGTCGTACAGCGCATCAGACGTGCTTGCCGTGATGCCGCCCAGTGCAGACGTTACCGCGCCCTCAGCCATGCCGGCCGAGTTCTGCGCCTGCTCGGCGAACTGATTCCATCCCGCGCTGACGCCGTTCATCCAGTTGGATTGGTATTCGTCAATCTGGGCATAGTAGTTCTGCTGCATGGCGAGGCGCTTGTTCAGGCCGTCCTGAATTACCGCGCTTTCCTTGTCGTACAGGTCCTGGGTGATTCTCCCGGTATTCCGCTGCTCCAGCAGGTCGGCTGACTGCCTGGCGTAATCGCGCTGGATGGCCAGATCCTGCTTGAGCCGGTCCCGCGCCTCGCTGCCAAGCCCCATGCCTGCAACCTGCGAATCAAGCCCATCCTGAGCGGTACCGAGCCGGCTGTTTTGGTTGGCCTGGAAGGCGGCCAGCTTTTCGGCTTCTTCCTTGGATGCCTTGCGTAGCTCGACTTCCTTCTCCAGCGCCGAGTTCTTCTTGAGCTGGGCGGTGATCAGATCCTGACTGGCCAGTAGCGCCTTTTGATCGGCAGTGAGCGTGCTTTTCGACTTGATGTCGGCAAGCTGCTGCTCCCAGCGAATGAGCGCCTGAGCCTGGGCGCCGAGCTTCTCGGTCTTGGTGCCCTGGTCGCTGATCGCTGCGTTCTGCTGGATGAGCACGGCGTAAGCTTGGCGCGACGAGTCGAGCATCTTGAGGCCGGCGTCTTCCCTTACTACCTTGGGCGCCGCTTCTTTGTACTTCGAGTCCTCGCGAATAGCCTTTAGGGATGCGGCCTCTTGCTCGGCAGTGATGGTATATCCGGCCGCCCGAGCCTTGGCGATGCGCTTCTCTTCCTCCTCGAGTTCCTTGTTCATCTTTTGGCGCTTGGTGAAGTTCGCCTCAATGTTCTGCTGATGCTCCTCGAACGCCTTCTGCCCCTCACGCTGAATTCTGGCGTTTTCACCTTCGGCCTTGCCTTGATCTGAAAGAAGCAACTTCTGCTTCTCCAGAAGATTCAGCCGAGTCTGTAAGAACCTGGTCGAGTCGCTGCCTTCCCCGAGCGTATCGGGGAACATTTTCGCCGCGAAGCTGGTCTTGCGCTCCTCCAAAAGCTGTTTGGTGTTGGCGATCTGCTCATCGAGAGACTGCTGACGGCCGACGCCGAGCATGGCGTCCCATCCGCTTTTCGCTGCGCCAGTGATGGAATTCCAGGCGGTCTCGATGGTTCCCAGGCTTTCCTTGATGGTCTGAGCGCGAGCCTCCAGCGCTTTGGCATAGACTTCTTGGGCGATCGCTGCCGCCGCGTCCTTCTCGCCCATTTCTTGGGCTGCGCGCACCTGCTCGTAAACCGAAGCAGTGAGGAAGTTGTATTTTTCGTTAAGGGCGGCCAGCGCCTTAACCGGATCATCAGCTAGCGAGGCAAACTCGATTACAGTAGCCGATACCGCCTTACCGGTGGCGCTTTCGAAGCTGATGGCCGCCGTGGCAATCTGCTCGAAGCTGGAGCTAGCGATCTTGCCGTTCGATGCCAGCAAAGCCAGCGTCTCCGCAGCCCTGCTAGTGGTTCCAACTGTCGCGCTGATGGTAGTGGCCATGCCCGCCAATGCGAGCGCTGTAGTCCCCGCTCCATTACCGGTGGTGACAAGGGAAAGGCGGAATGCGTCCGCCTCCTGAGATCCTTGGTAGTAGGCCAGGCCCAGCGTGCCGACAGCTGCGGCAGCCACGGTGAACGGGTTGACCAAGCCGAGGACGTAGCCGCCAAGAGCCTTTGCCGCCGGCCCAGCACCGCCGAACATATCCTTGAGCTGGCCGCCCTGCTGTAGGAATACAGTCAGCGGATTCTGTCCGCCTTGGAGCGATACCGCGATGTCAGTGAATTGCGCCGGCACGCCGCGAAGGGCTGCCGCCGTCTGCTTGGCGGTGTTGCCCGTACGGGTAAGCGAGTCATCGAAGCTGGTCAGGCCCTTGCGAGCTGCGTTGATCTTCGCTTGGTATTCGACATATGTGGCAGTGTCTAGCTTACCTGCCTTGCGATGCCTGGCCAGATCCTGCTCTTGCTTGTCCAGCTCTCCTAGGCGGCGCACCACAGGGTCAATCTGGCCGAGCAGTCGCTCAAGCTCATCCGCTTCATCCTCGATGGACTTGGTGGCCTTTTCGGCGTCCTTGCCCATCTTCTCCATCCCAGCGCCGGCCTTATTCAGTGCCGGCTGAATGCGCAGGCCCACGTCTTCCAGCGCCTCAAGCGCCTTGCGCGTGTCCGCCGCCTTTGCTTTGGCGTCTCGGCTGTCCAGTTCAATGACGAGGCGGGATGTTTGGGCCATTGTTTTTCTCCGGGCGAAAAAAAGCCCGCACAGTGCGGGCTCGTTTGGTTGTTTGACTTAGCTCTGCAAAAGCTTCGCCTTTTCTGTTTCGAATTCTTTTTCGGTGATAATGCCCTTGTCCTTCAGCTCAGCGAGCCTTCCTAAACTTTGATACTTATCGCCACTTTCAGGTTCTCTAACTTTTATATGTTCAATGGGCGGTATTGCCGCCGCAGCCCAAACTAGCGCGACGACCCAGCCGATCAGCGTCCAGCCCAGAAAGATATTTAGTAGGAAGATCGATTTCAGGTTGGGGTGTCGACGGTTTTTCGCATGAATGCTCGGAATGAAGTAGACGAACACACATATGAAAACCAGTAGCAGTGCACCCAGCACACCTTTTTCGTCAGCCATTTAAACCTCCTTTTAAAATGCCATCAATTTACCATCATCCACAGGAAGAGCCAAAACTGCCTGTACGCACGAGAAAGCCCAACGCGAGCTGGGCTTGAGATGGATAAGGATTTACACACATTCAGTCAACATGGAGACCTGTATGACGGAGACCGCCCTCAGCTTCAAATGCCTCGGCCACACCAAACGAGACGACGGCTTGATTTGGCGCTATCACCTGGAAGCGACCGATACTCGCAGCGGCAAGACCGCGACAATTTCTGTCGAGCCTAAGCACCTTGCGTCGGCTCGGAGCATGAAAAGGATCCTTCTAGATCGATGCATGTTCTATAGGGCAACCCGCGCGTCACACGACCAGATGCTTCTGGAGCTTCTCGATCAGCAGGTTAAAGCAATCCAAGAATAGCCCAGCCCACCGGGTTTTTCCCACGTCCGCCAGATGCAAAAAGCCCAGCGCGGCGCTGGGCTCTATGCCTCTATTCGCCACTACAGAGGGCGAAGTTCAGTAAACGCTCGAGCAATACAGTATGGAATCACTGCGCAAGTCAGTCCCATCGCAGCCGCAGCTGCCTCCTGAGGAGCGCTCTTGGCCAATATCATCCCGCCAAAACCAACAACTGCACCGAGCAACGACATGAACACGGTGACAATCCACATGAATTTGGCCAATTTTATTCCCTTGATTTCGTGACTGAGAGCTCGCCTACGCATGAGAGCTGAGCCGGTAGCGCTGGAATCTACAGCGGCTCTTAGATAGCAGTCAATTCGCCATCACGACCTCATGGGATCGCAACGCAAACATTCCATCCTGTCCATCTCACCTGTACGAATCCCCAGTAGCACACCGCCACCCGCCAATAGTAGCCTCTTGCCCCCACGCAACGGATACCCCCCAGTCCTTTGCCTGCAAGCCCAAGGACTGGGATTGCGCCAATTTCGGCGCATTTATGACCTGGAGGTCGATGTGAGTAACAAGTGGCAAGTTTCCGGCGTTCACTACGCCAATCTGGACCAGCCAATCTGGAATTTGTTCATCACGGTTAAAGGTCCGCTTGGTGCAATCAGCACTTTCTACCCGACCACTCCGCCGAATTACGAGAGCCTGACTCTGACCCAGGTCAAAGAATACGCACTTCAGGAATGGGCAAAAGCTAACGCAGGTTAATGCTTGCAGTCTCCAGACATGCAATGCGTGTCTGGAGGCTCAGTAGCGTTCTCTCAATAGAGACCAGCCGCGCTTCGAGGCGAGGTGTGTCAGCCTGGAGCGCTCCTTTCATAGTGGTTAGATCGATATTGAGCGCCGTTATTTGTGCCAGCAGACCTTCGGTTCCTTCTTTTCGACTCATGCTTTTCTCCCGCGGCCGTGCCGCATCATGTGATTTCACTCTTCATCAGTTACCAAGCTCACCGCATCCAGCGCGAACATCACCT